TGCCGCAGTTGTCGTTGGAGCACAAGGCGCTACTGGCAATACCGGGGCGCAAGGTGCTCAAGGAGTGGCCGGCGATACTGGTGCTCAAGGTATCACTGGAGCTAATGGTGCACAAGGTTCTACTGGAGCTCAAGGTGCACAAGGCACTACTGGTGCACAAGGCGTTATAGGTCCACAGGGTGCTCAGGGTATTACTGGTGCCCAAGGTGCTCAAGGCGATACTGGAGCCCAAGGTGCAACTGGTTCACAAGGTACTACTGGAGCTCAAGGTGCACAAGGCGATACTGGAGCCCAAGGCGCTCAAGGCGCAACTGGTGCTCAAGGTGCACAAGGTGCTCAAGGCGCATTGGGTGCAAGAACATACACAGTCACAAATGTTGGTGCTGGTGCGTATCAAATTGACGGTTCTAGCAATCCAACATTAAATTTGCTACGTGGATTTACGTATGCCTTTAATGTCAATGCAAGCGGACATCCTTTCTGGATTCAAACTGTTTCTGGTGCATATAGTTCTGGAAACGTTTATAGCAGTGGTGTCACCAACAATGGAGTTCAAGTTGGAACTCTAACATTTTCTGTTCCATATGATGCACCAAGTACTCTTTATTATGTTTGTCAATATCACTCATCGATGCAGGGTGTGATTAATATTAGTGATGTTGGACCACAGGGTGCTCAAGGTGCTGCAGCAGTTGTAGGTGGATCGAACACACATATACAATTTAACGATTCTACCAGTTCGAATGGATCTGCAGGATTTACATTTGATAAGACAAGCAATAACGTTACGGTCGCTAATAATATATCTGCTACCACCGGTACATTTGCTGGAGCAGTTTCTGGCATCACTACACTGGCTACTGGTAATACTACGATTACCGGTTTTGCGAATGTAAGTACCAGTGTCAACTCAGCATTGTTAACTGTCGGTTCTAACTTTATTGCAAATACTACGCAAGTTACAATTGCAGCTGGTGTAAAATTATCTGCGAACGGTGGAGTAGGAACAGCCGGTCAGGTGTTATCATCGAATGGCTCTACTGGTTCTCCTTACTGGGCGACAGTCGCTAGTGCGGTTAGTTACCCGCAGAACATTCAGTCGGCCGACTACACGCTTGTGTTGGGTGATGCAGGTAAGCAGATTTTCCATCCGGCCAGCGACACAGCCACTCGCACGTACACGATTCCGTCAAACGCCAGCGTTGCGTTTCCGATTGGCACGGTTGTGCTGTTTACGGTGGAAAACAACGCTAGGCCGGTTACTGTTGCTATTACAAGCGACACGCTTGTTTTGGGTAATGGCACGACAGGTTCTGTATTAGTTGGCCAAAATAATACGTTGACGGCAATTAAAGTTACGGCGATAAAATGGATGGCTAACTTTGATTATCAACTAGCCACAGAGTCCATTGCGGTGTCGCACAGCTCATCGCCCTTCATAACAACTTACCCGTGGTCTGGTTCTGGCTTTGGTACTAAGTTTACCAATCCCGGTACGCTGCCGCCCACCACCAGCTGGGACGTAGCGTTCAGTCCCGCTGGCGATGCCATTGCCGTAGCGCACAGCTCATCGCCGTTTATCACCGCCTACCCGTGGTCTAGCTCTGGTTTCGGCTTTAAATTTACCAATCCAGCCACACTGCCTGCTAGCACTGGCAACGGCGTAGCGTTCAGTCCCGCTGGAGATACCATCGCTGTGGCGCACAACACAACACCCTTTGTCACAGCATATCCATGGAGCGGAAGTGGCTTTGGCACGAAATTTACCAATCCAGCCACACTGCCTGCTAGCCAAGGCGAAGGCGTAGCGTTCAGCCCCGCTGGCAACGCCATTGCCGTAGCGCACACCTCATCGCCGTTTATCACCGCATATCCATGGAGCGGAAGTGGCTTTGGCACGAAATTTACCAATCCAGCCACACTGCCTGCTGACACTGGCAACGACGTAGCGTTCAGTCCCGCTGGCGATGCCATCGCTGTGGCGCACAGCTCATCGCCCTTTATCACCGCATACCCGTGGAGTGGCTCTGGTTTTGGTACGAAGTTCACCGACCCAGCCACACTGCCCACTGGCACTGGCAACGGCGTAGCGTTCAGCCCCGCTGGAGATGCTATTGCCGTAGCGCATACCACCACGCCCTTTATCACCGCATACCCGTGGTCTGGTTCTGGCTTTGGTACGAAGTTCACCGACCCCGGCACGCTTCCGGCTGACGATGGCAACGACGTAGCGTTCAGCCGCGCTGGCAACGCCATTGCCGTGGCGCACGACACAACACCCTTTGTCACAGCATACTCGTGGAGTGGCTCTGGCTTCGGCACGAAATTTACCAATCCAGCCACGCTGCCGCCTAGCCAAGGCGAAGGCGTAGCATTTACAATCAACTCATAAAAGCAGGCACCCATGCAATACACACAACTCCCTATCGCCTACAAATACGACACACTTGCGGATGCGATTTACGCTCGCGAGGTTGAGTATTTTCACTATGATTTCGACCGCATCAACTTCGAGCATCTGCTGGCCAACGCCACGGACAACGAGTTTGCTGCCAACGTAGCCGAACGGCTGGACGCTACTCGCAAGCAGATGAGCAACGTCGAGGCTATCATGGCCGCACTGCGTTCTCAGATCGACGACGAGGCCGAGTATTTCGCAGCCGTTGAGCGCGTAACCGCCAAGCGCAAAGCAAAGGAAGCCGAGGGATGAACCTCTATTACGTCCAATCCAACGGTGACACGTTCGTCCGGCACATCCATGATGTCGAGCCGACGCGCTGGGACGACGATAACTATTGCCGCGTGGCCAAGCTGACTCCTGAGCAGATCGTGCAGTTCGGTGTTCATCAACTTAAGCTCATCACACCGCCGTACTTCGACCCGGCCACTCAGCAACGAGAGCACGGCCCAGCGCTGCTGATCGACGGCGTGTGGACGCAAAACTACATCGTGACGAATCTCGGCGCTGAAGAGGCCACAGCCAAGGCCGACACGCAGTGGGGCATCATCCGCATTGAGCGCAACGCCAAACTGATTGCCTCCGACTGGACACAGGTTGCCGACGCTCCGGTAGATGCCGCTGAGTGGGCGACTTATCGTCAAGCGCTGCGGGACATCACGAATCAAACTAATCCGTTTAATATCGTTTGGCCCACCGTTCCGGCGTAATATCAACACTTATGGAAATTGCCGAGTTATAAATAGAATTATAATAAAATCTGCGGGATAGGGAACCAGAGATGACAACACCAAATAATTTTCGCGTTAAGAACGGATTAACCGTATCGAATGGCGTAACAATATCGGCAGGCAACGTTATAATTACGAGCGGTCAACTCGTCATCGGCGCTACTGCAATTAATGCTACCTCAATGAGTGACGGGGCCAATAACGCATATACCAATGCAATTACAATCGCCGCGAATGCCAGCAATCTCACTTCAGGTACAGTGGCAATCGCTCGTATTCCGACTGCTGATTCAGTAAGCAATACCTCGATCTCTCATGTGCCTACCGCTAATAATGTCAAGACTGCGTATGATGCGGCGATCGCAGCCAATACTCTTGCGAATACTGCAGCAACCTCGGCCGCCGCAGCTTATACGAATGCTGTATCTTATACTGATACGAAAATCGGTACAGCAAACACTGCCATGGCAGCCAATGCAGATGCAGCTTATACCAACGCAATTGCAATTGCAGCGAATGCCAGCAATCTGACTTCTGGAACAGTAGCAGCTGCTCGATTGCCTTCATTGTTTATTGGAACGACAACGATTCAGTCGACGAGTGCTGCACAAGCAGTCACCGGCATTACGACACTCGCAGCCGGTAACACAACGATTACCGGTGATATTACCGTTTCTGGCAACCTCACTATCAATGGCACAACAACCAATATAAATTCTACAGATCTTCTTGTAGAAGATAAAAATATTATACTTGGGGATGTGACTACTCCATCTGATGCAACTGCCGACGGCGGCGGTATTACTCTGAAGGGTGCTACCGATAAGACATTCAACTGGATTGATGCAACTGATAGCTGGACTGCTTCCGAACATATCGATCTTGCTTCTGGCAAAACCTATAAGATCGGTAATACTACTATTGCTAACTCTACGGCTTTAGGTACTGGAATTCTTGCATCGTCTCTCACCTCCGTTGGTACTTTAAGTTCTCTTACACTTAGCGGTGCTGCTTCTGGTATTACGACACTTGCTGCTGGCAATACTACGATTACTGGATTTGCTAACGTGAGCACCAGCGTTAACGCTGCTTCACACACAGTAGGCTCGAGTTTCATTGCCAACTCAACAGGCATTACATCAACAGGATTTGCTAACGTAAGCACTACGCTTGCGGCCGGTAACACTACGATTACTGGTTTCGCGCGCGTCAGTACGAGTGTTAATTCTGCTTCGTTT